AGATCCTAAAAGATATTCAGGATTATGTAACCAGTACCTATCATGGTCATTATTGTGGTGATAGTGATGGTTATGCCGACATTCAAACCATTGATCTAATGGCAGCAAAGAAACTTGCTGCAGGTTTCTGTCAGGCAAACATCCTTAAATATGGTTCTCGTTATGGGGACAAGGATGGACGCAATAAACGTGATTTGATGAAAGTCATTCACTATGCTATGCTACTGCTTCACTTTGATGGGCATTACACTCGTCAAGATAACGGCCTTACTGAATTTTCTCGCTGATTATTATGAAATTTTCTGAAAATACACTTTCCATTCTCAAAAACTTTTCTGGCATTAACCAGTCGCTTCTTTTTAAGCAAGGTAATGTTGTGAAAACAATTAGTGTGATGAAAAACATTCTTGCCGAAGCAACTATTGAAGAAGATCTCCCAAAAGATTTTGGCATTTACGATCTTAACCAATTTCTAAATGGTCTTTCTCTTCATAAGAGCGCGGAACTTGATTTTGAAAATGACAATTATGTTGTTATTCGTGAGGGAAAATCTCGCTCCAAATATTTCTTTGCTGACCCAAGTGTAATTGTCACACCTCCAGATAAATCGATCAATCTACCCAGTCAAGATGTTTGTTTTGTTCTTGACACTAAAGAACTTGATAAACTGCTTAAAGCAGCATCAGTATATCAACTTCCAGATTTTTCTGTAGTTGGAGAAGCGGGAGTAGTCAAACTTGTTGTACGAGACAAGAAAAATGATACTTCTAATGATTTTTCTGTGATCGTTGGAGAAACTGATGGAGAATTCACATTCAACTTTAAGGTAGAGAATCTCAAAATTCTTCCTGGAACATATGAAGTTGTAATCTCCCAAAAACTACTATCCCATTTTAAAAATACCAATATTGATATTTCATATTGGATTGCTCTTGAACCTGACAGCACCTTTAGTTGATAGGTACTTATTTTTATTATGAACATTTTTGTGATAGATCAAAATCCTCGTCTATCTGCCCAACAACTTCCAGACCGACATGTTTGCAAGATGAGTCTTGAAATGTGCCAAATGGTTTCTATCATTTATTCTAAATGGTATTATAACTGGGGTGAAGTTTATAAAGTAGATGGAACCCCTTATGATACGAAAAAGGGTGCATTTAGAAATCACCCTTGCACTATATGGTTGTCAAAATCCTATCAAAATCTTGCTTGGGGAATTGCTCATGGACTTGCCCTAACGACAGAGTATAATGTACGTTATGGAAAAATTCATTCTTGTACTAAGACTTTATTTGGAGCAAAAAAACTTTTTCACCAAAAAGTTGGAAAAAGTATTTTGATGTATAATATGGTTGAGGATTTTACTCGTGCAATGCCAGATGAGTTTAAACTGGATACAACTATTGACACTTTTACTGCTTACAAGATGTACATTGCATCCAAACCTTGGGTTGCATCTAATTATCTTCGTATGCCAGAACGAAAACCTGATTGGGTAAATTAAATTATGACAAGTGAATTTCTTTTTGTGGAAAAGTACCGTCCTCAAGTAATTGATGATTGTATTCTTCCTGATGAGACCAAAAAAACATTCAAGGAGTTTGTGGAGAAGGGTGAGATTCCGAATCTTCTTCTTGCTGGACCTCCTGGAATTGGTAAAACTACAATCGCAAAAGCATTATGTAATGAACTGGGAGCAGACTTTTATGTCATCAACGGATCCGACGAAGGGCGTTTCTTGGATACTGTACGGAACCAAGCAAAGAACTTCGCTTCGACCGTTTCACTTACGGGATCTTCTAAACACAAAGTCATCATTATCGATGAAGCGGATAACACAGGGAACGACGTACAACTCTTACTACGGGCAAATATTGAGGCATTTTATAACAACTGCCGATTCATCTTCACCTGCAACTACAAAAACAAAATCATCGAACCTTTGCACTCCCGATGTGCCGTCATCGACTTCACAATCAAAGGAAAGCAAAAAACCCAGTTGGCAGGATCCTTCTTCAAGCGTTTACAAAACATCTTGGATGCGGAGGGCATCGAATATGATCAAAAAGTCGTTGCAGAACTGATCTCAAATCATTTTCCAGACTTCCGAAGAGTTCTCAATGAATGCCAGAGGTACTCTACGAGTGGTAAAATTGACTCTGGGATTCTTGCATCTTTTTCGGATATTTCGGTCAATGAACTTATAAAGTACTTGAAGAGTAAAAATTTTTCAGAGGTTAGAAAGTGGGTTGTTAATAACTTAGACAACGATTCTTCTGTTGTTTTACGGAGAGTTTATGATGCCCTTTACCAGCATCTTGTCCCAACTACTATTCCTGCTGCAGTTTTAATTATTGCTAAGTACCAGTATCAAATTGCTTTTGTTGCCGATCAAGAAATTAATCTTTTGGCAGCACTAACTGAAATTATGTGTGAATGTGAATTTAAATGATTATGAAACTAACTGAATTGCTTGATTGTGAACTTTCAACTCCTATTGATTTTTCACTTTTTAATTGGAAAGAAATTTTTGGTACAGTGAGAGCAACTGATGGTCTAAAGCGACCACAAACTCGTGGACTGAGAACTGAAATTCAAGAAATCTCAACTGCAAAACATAGTGGGGGTCAATTAACCTATGTTGGCATGAAAGAAAATGGAAAGGATTATTACAGTTCAAATGGTTTCTCTTGGGAAGATAAGTCTACGGTTGGAATGTTTCGTGGTAAAACAAAAACCAAACAGTTTATTTTGAAAAATTTTCAAGGTAACAATACTGGAGAAATTAAAAAAACATTTGATTATATTCTACTGAAAGACACTGGTTCTATGTCAGTTGCTTGGGCAACATGGGATGCGGTTAAAAAAAATATTGTTGTTACTGACGCGACTATTAAATCACATGTAGACTATTGTGATTTACATTTTATTGAGACTAATGTAATTCCATCTGATAAGGGGAATTTTACAACAACTCTAGAGAAACTAATTGAGGAACTTGTTTGATGAAATCTCTTAAGACACCTTTACGCTATCCTGGCGGCAAGTCCCGCGCCTGCGAAAAGATGGGACCATATTTTCCCGATCTTCGAAACTATGATGAATTCCGTGAACCATTCTTGGGTGGTGGTAGTGTTTCCATCTATATTACAAAGAAATATCCTTCTTTAAATATTTGGGTAAATGATTTATATGAACCTCTGGTAAATTTTTGGCAACAACTCCAGATGTTTGGGGATGAACTTAAGGAACATCTTTCTCATTTTAAAAGTACTGCTCCAGATCCAGAATCTGCAAGAGAATTATTTAATATCTCAAAGACTATTCTAAGCACTCCAAATACTGGAAATTTTGAGAGAGCGGTTAGATTTTATATTGTAAACAAATGCTCTTTTAGTGGTCTTACTGAAAGTTCTTCATTTTCTGCACAAGCATCTAATTCCAACTTTTCAATGCGTGGGATTGAAAAGTTGCCAGAGTATTCTAAACTAATTGCAAATTGGCGTATAACTAATTACTCCTATGATTATCTGATGGATGGAAATAAAGGTGCTTTTATGTATCTCGATCCTCCTTATGACATTAAGGATAATCTCTATGGGCGTAAGGGATCAATGCACAAAGGATTTGATCACGATAAGTTTGCTGCTGATTGCGACTCTAACGATATGGATCAGTTAATCAGTTATAATTCAGATCAACTTGTGAAAGATCGCTTCAAAAATTGGAATGCCGCTGAGTTTGATTTAACTTATACGATGCGTTCCGTTGGTGATTATATGCGAGAGCAAAAACAAAGAAAGGAACTGTTGCTTTTTAATTATGGAATTGAAGGACTGGTTGAACTCAATTAATTTTACAAAGAATAATTTAATAGAAGAAGACCCAAGTATTGTTAAGGAATATGCTCCTTATATTATCAATAAATGTCTTTCTAGTCAGATTGATTCTATTATTTTTGCCAATGAAATGAATATGAATCATCATCTTGATAAAGATATGCAATATTCTTTTTATCTAAATAGTCTGAGGAAAAGAAAGAGATTTTCTCCTTGGATCCGAAAAGATAAGGTCAAAGATTTAGAATCTGTTAAACAATATTATGGATTTAATAATGAAAAAGCACTACAAGCTTTAAAAATTCTAAATAAACAACAACTTGACTTTATAAGAAAACGACTTGAAACTGGCGGAACGAAATGACTAACCAAACAATTGAACCTCAAGTAAACTGGTCTCCCGATATGATGGTGGAGGTTATTCTGAATGAACCAGATGACTTTCTTAAAGTTCGTGAAACTTTGACCCGTATTGGAGTGGCATCGAGAAAAGAAAAGAAACTGTATCAAAGTGCCCACATTCTGCATAAACAGGGCAGATATTATATTACGCATTTTAAAGAGTTATTTGCTTTAGATGGTAAACATGCCAATCTAACAGTAAATGATATTCAAAGACGTAATAGAATTATTTGTCTTCTTGCTGACTGGGGATTGATTACAGTAGTTAATAGAGATAAAATTACTGATATTGCTCCACTTAATCAAATTAAGGTTCTTCCTCACAAAGAAAAGGGTGAGTGGGAACTAGAGCAAAAATATAATATTGGTAAAAAAGGAAAGGTTCAGGAAACCGAATGATTAAGTAGGGAGTTCCACACTCCCTTTTTTTATTTTTCTTTGATATATAATAACGATGAGAGGGAGGTAAATTTACTTCCTTCTCATACGCTAAAGGATGCCGAAAGGGTCCACAAAATACAAACTCGCTGTTAAAGGAGCTACCATAATGACCAATCTTACGAGATATACTGCTGCGGATCTTCCTACTCTCTTGGACAAGATCACACGAAACAGTATTGGAATGGATGAATATTTTGATCGTCTATTTAATCTTCACGAAACAACTACAAACTATCCAC